CTCAGCAAATACCAAAGATGGGAGTCATAGACTTCCTTACTGGACTGTTTAAGATGTTTAATTTGGTGGCTGAGGTAGAAGATGACGGGACCATCTATGTAGACACCTTAGACACTTATTATGCCACTATAGCCTCTGGAGGAAAGAGAAGTCAAGACGAGCCTTACAACATAAGCGAATATGTAGACATAACTAAAAGCAATATAGACCCTGCGCTTCCGTTTAGCGAGATTGACTATTCGTATAAGGATACGGGCACTATTCTTGCTAAGAAATATAACGAACTGGTCAATAAAGATTGGGGAGCTATTGATTATGTGGATGAGCAAGTGCCTACCGATAGATTTTCTGGAGGTATTTACAAAATAGAGGTTCCATTTCATCACGCACAGTTCGAGCGTTTAAACAACCTTAGTGCAGGCACTCAGACAGAGATAGTCATTGGTAAGTTCGTAGATGATAATCTTGATCCTTATTTTGGAAGTCCTTTAGTGTTCTATGCAGTAAGACACAACATTCCTTCTGGATACGGGTTTGTGGATGCGCTAAACGCATCCAACACACCCACAAGTGTAAGTCAAGAGACCTATGCAAATGTACCGTTAAACACGCAAGCTCTAAACGAGGTTACAAGTGATACAAGCATACACTTCACCGAAGAGCTTGGAGAGTACAATAGTGTGGTCTTTGAAGGTTCTTTGTTTGAGGACTACCACAAGACCTACATACAGAGCTTATTTAAGCTTAATAACAGAATCACTAAGGTTTCTGCCTATTTGCCTTTGAAGATTGTGTTAAACCACACTCTTGCTGACAGGTTTAAGATTAACGACAAGGTTTATCTTATAAACAGTATTACCACAAACCTTATTAATGGAAAGAGCGATATTGAGTTATTAAACACAATAGAGACAACTGCTTTAATAACTACTACGACTACCACAGCAGCTCCTACCACAACAACAACGACAACCGCAGGTCCTACAACAACGACCACAACGGCTGCTCCGACTACAACAACGACTACAACAGCGGGTCCAACTACGACAACTACTACGGTTGCGCCAACTACTACAACTACGACAACGTTGGCTCCAACCACTACTACGACAACCGCTGCGCCAACTACTACAACTACAACTGTGCCTCCTGGTCCGACTACTACAACCACAAGTACAACGACTACGACCACAACGACTACAAGTACGACAACTACAACTACCACGTTGCAGACGTACTATCTGTTCAACGCTTGTGATGGCGGTACAACGGTTATAGATGTATTAGCAACACCTCCAAGTTCAACGAACCAGCGTTACGTTGACTTTTCGGTAACTCCTAACGAGTATTACACATATACAGGATTCACACAAGCTGGACCAGGAGGATATCCTGTTGTAGACCTTCAAGCCGTTACACCAACAGTTACAGGCTGTCCTACGACAACCACTACGACTTCTACGCAAGCCTACCAAACCGTATTGCTATATGAGCAAAGCGGTGGAGGCGGATGGGGCAACTCATCTGATGCCTGCGCAGGAACAGGAGGTGCAAGCATATTGGACGGCTATATTCCAACAGGATCAAGCCTTACATTAGGAACCGTTATATATACAGACACAGGCCTTACTACTCCTTTAAATGGAGGTAATAATTGGTATCAAGACCAAGGCTCTACAAACGTGCTTCAGATTGATTCAAGCGGAGAGATTGTAGGTGTTGTGGATTGTTCAACTACTACTACAACTACAGCAGGTCCAACGACTACTACAACGTCCACCACTACGTCTGGAGTTAGCTGTACTGAATATTACGTGCTTAATGAAGGAGGCTCTTCAACTACCTTTGAAAACAACGATTGTTCTTCTGGTTCGTTGAAAACATTTACACTTGCCTCTGGAGACAGTCGTACTATATGCGCAGTAACTGGAACGCTGGCTTATGTAAGTGGAGACACAAGTTATAGTATAATCAACCAAGGACCTTGTTAATATGAGATACTTTTGCGCACAACCTGCAACCACTTATTACGCTTGGCAAGTAGAGGTAATGCTCTACAACTTCAAGAGAAGGGGTATTGATTTGAATGACGTAAATATTATATGCGCCATCAATGACGTAGTGCCTGATGCTTGGGCTAAACTAAAGAATGGATACGATGCAAACTTCTACTTCTATAACGATAGAAGAAGGACTAAGCAGTACATCTCTTCAATACGTCCCAACATCTTAAAGCAGCACTTTGCGCTTTACCCAGAGCTGGAGAACCAAACAATCTTTTACCACGATTGTGACATTATCTTCTCTCATGTGTTGCCTACGCAGCAATTCAAAGGGAATGATGTTTGGTACGGTAGCGATACTAATTCTTACATATCCTATGACTACATTATAAGTAAGGGGCAAGACGTGTTTGATAAGATGGTCGAGGTGATGGACATTGACCCTCAACTTGTGATTGACAATAACGAGCACTCTATAGGTGCGCAGTATATTCTAAAAAATATCGATGCACAGTTTTGGCACGATGTACAGATGGATAGTGAGAACTTATACATTGAGATAAGTAAGCTCAATCAGGAAAAGAAGTATGAGAATCCAGAGTACCACGAACTTCAGATATGGTGCGCAGATATGTGGGCATTGTTATGGAATGGGTGGAAGCGTGGTTATAAAACACGCTGCCACGATGATTTAAAGTTCTCTTGGGCTACATCAAGCAAGACAGATTTCTTTAACAATAAGATATTCCACAATGCAGGAATAACTGCGGAGCATACTGACAGGTTCTACAAGGCTAAGTATATGAATAGCTTGCCTTATGGCTTAGACCTTGATATAGCAGATAATTCTGCCTCTAAGCAGTATTACGAGTGGATTCAGAAGGTGGAAAAAGAAAGCGTGTTGCTGTGAAGATAATAAGAGCTACATACGGAGGCACCGATTGCACTAAGCAAATTCAATCGAGAGTGATAAATAACACTCTTCGATTGAGAGTTGACAATAACATAATAGGAGATCCTTATGTTGGAAAGTTTAAGTATTTAAACATTGAGTGGGAGCATGAAGGAGTTGTGCATAATAAAAGGTTTCCAGAAGGATCATTTTGTGCTATAAATACTAATAAGAACTCAAGGCTTGGGATATTCTATTCAAATAATAACAAGCCAGAGACGCAGAATACAATTAAGAAGTCTTTAGACACTATCAGAATTGCCGCAGAAGGCAAGGCTGATGTGTTGACTTGTATGTGGCAATCTCAACAAGACAATCCGTTTGAAGAATACATTGCTTGGACACAAACATATTCACACTTAAATCAATTGCTGCAAATAATGCAGCTATTGTATATAGCCAAAGAGACGGGCAGCTATGAGACGGTTTCCTTCTTGGAGCACGATGTGTTGTATCCAGAGGATTATTTTGAGTTTGATACGCCAGAAACAGGAACACTTCTTTGCAATATGAATTATATGGGTATGAATAAGAGTGGATTTCAACAGCGTAGTCAGAATGATCAACCGTTCCACCAAATGACAATGTGCTTTAAGGATGCTATTAATCATTGCGAAAGCATTTTGCCTAATGCTCTAATTAGAAATTCAGGAATTATAGAGCCAGAATTAAAACGTGTTGATTGGAGGTCTAAAAACCCTTCTATTCACGTTAATCACGGGAGCCACTTTACATCCCACTATAGTATTTACTCTAAAGAGACGCAAAGGGAGCACGAATATTGGGGAGACATAAAAGACTACAAATATTTATTCATATGATAAAAAACATTATAGACCTGCTCAACTCCAATGACTGGTTGGTAGGAGACGAAGATATAGACTTTGCTATGGGAGCCAATAAGCTCCCAAGCACATACAAACAAGCTAAAGAACTAATTAAACGTAGAGGACATGGCAACAGAAGTAAATAAGATATTACTCGATATAGAGGTCGACTCTAAGGGTGTAATAACCAACCTGGATCAGGTTCAGAAGAAGCTTAAAGGTGTCGGTGTAGATCTTGCCAAGACGGGCAAACAGTTTCAGGACTTTAGCAAAGGAGCAAAAGATGGGGCAAGTGCAGCGGGTATTGCAGGTGCTGCTGCTGCGGAATTAGGTAGAACTATATCGGATATTCCATTTGGTCTTACTGCGATAACAAACAACGTTTCTCAGTTGGGATCGATGTTTTCGCTGCTCGTTGTAAAAACAGGAACCGTTAAAAAGGCACTTCAAGAACTATTAGCTGTGTTTAAGGGTCCTGCTGGGTATCTTATCCTATTTCAAATTGCTGTTGCCGCTGTAGAGTTATTTGCTCAAAAACAAAATAAGGCCAAAAGGGAGACCGAAGACTTTTCTAATGCGCTAATCCTTCAAAAGAACATACTTGACTCCATTAGGACCTCATTTATGGACGGCAACAAAGACATTGACGAAAGAATACGTCTTTTACAAACGTTAGCTCTAACGGATAAGAATCTTCAAAATATACTTAAAGACAGTACGCTTACCGATGAGGAAAAGATAAAGAAGGGTGAAGAGTACATTGACAATATTAAGGCTGTAGAGCAGGCTGAGAAAGACTTGATGGAGGCCAGAAAGGCCATTGAAGAAGACGGAAGGTCTTTAGATGAATTGAGGGCAGAAAGGGAAGAAAAAGAGGCCGAGAGGTTAGCACTTCGAACAATAGCTCAAACATCAGTCGATGCAGCTACTCGTCTTGGGGCTGAAATTGAAATTGCGCTTAGAGATAGTCAAATAGCCAAATTAGACGGCCTTATACAGAAGTATGAGTTTGTAGATCAGCAACTCATTGCTTCTGCCAAATTAAGAGAAACTTATAGTGTAGAGAAACCAGAAGAAGAAGAAAAAAAGGCTATTGAGGGTACTATACAAGCTGTAAAAGATAAGATAGCAGAATTAGAGGAGCAAAGAGATACTACTGCGTTAACCACTCAGGAGATAAGGAAGTATAACGATGAAATAACTAAGTTAGAACAACTCCTTAAAAGGTTAGAGAGCGGTGGCATAATTGAAAAGGTGACAAATTCCCTTGGAGAACAAGGTGCTGTTTTAGGAAAGGCTCTTGTTGAGGGGCCTCAATTAACAGAGGCTCAAAAAATGGCTTCCGATGCACTCAAGAAGGTAGGCAAGGCTGCCGTAGATGGATTCCAGGAGTTTGCAGAGTCAACCGCAACCGCAAGAGAAGGGGGAGATGATGATTGGCTATTAAAAACTATCGGATTAACGCCAGAGCAGTTTAAAGATAAGGCTGACAAGATCCAAGCGGGCCTTAATGCCGCTTTCGACCTTATAGACGCCCAATTTCAAAGAGAATTGGCCCTTGAGGAATCAAAGACTATTGCCCTAAACGATCAATTAAGAGAGCGCCTTAGAAACGAACAGCTAACTGCAGAGCAAAGAGATAAGATTAATCAAGAGATAGCCAAGAATGAAGCGGCACTTGTAGAGCAGAAAAATAAAATAGAGAAAAAAAGGTTTCAGCTCAATAAAGCTCAAGGTATTGCAAATGCAGTAATAAATACGGCAGTCGCAGTTACAGAAGTAGCCCCTAACCTGCCTCTTATGGCTTTCATAGGAGCATTGGGAGCCGCACAAGTAGCCACTATTGCAAGCCAGGCATTTGTGCCAACTCCCTCTCCAACTCCAAATCTTACGGCACAAACTCCAGGTGGGGGCGCAGGTGGGGCAGAACCTCAATTCAATGTAATTGGAGCTACAGGACAGAACCAGTTGGCAGCAGCCATAGCTGCGACCCAACAGCAGCCCGTAAAAGCTTATGTAGTGTCTAACGATGTAACCACAGCGCAATCTCTTGACAGAAACATTGTTGCTGAGGCCTCATTATAGAACAAAAAATAACTAATAAGTTATCTTAATATGGAAGATAAGGTTTACGAACTATTTATAGAAGACGATAACGAGTTTAGCGGTGTAGAAGCTATCTCTATTGTCGAAGAGCCTGCTATTGAAGAGGATTTTGTTGCGCTCAAGGCGCACAAAATACAAATGGCAGAGGTAAACGCAGAAAAACGCATCTTAATGGGTCCTGCGCTTATTCCAAACAAGAAAATATACCGCAGAAACGATTTGGGAGACGAATATCACATCTTTTTTAGCGAAGATACCGTCAGAAAAGCCTCTCAGCTGTTTTTAAGCAGAGGGAATCAGAATAATTCTACCCTTGAGCACGAATACAAGCTAAAAGGTATGTCTGTAGTCGAGTCTTGGATCGTAGAAGACGAAGACAAGGACAAATCAGCCTTTTATGGGCTATCTATGCCTAAAGGCACTTGGATGGTGTCTGTAAAGGTAAATAATGAAGAGGTTTGGGAAGAGTTTGTTAAAACAGGCAAAGTTAAGGGCTTTTCAATTGAGGGGTACTTCTCAGACAACGCTATTAGACCTAAAGAACAGATAGAAGAGGATCTTTGCAGCGACTGCTTTGAAGAGCTGCAAGCAGAATACGCTCTTTTAGAGGCTGTAGCAGCCTTAGAAGACGTAGAGTTAGAATCCTATGGAGGATACCCAGAAAGTGCCTCTAACAACGCTAAATTAGGTATAGAACGCAATAAAGAGTTAGGTAATAAATGCGCAACACAGGTCGGAAAAGTAAGAGCTCAACAATTAGCAAGAAAAGAGAACTTTACAGTACCGACATTGAAAAGGATTTACAGCTACCTAAGCCGAGCAGAAGAATATTACGACCCAGCAAAGCCAGAGGCTTGCGGTACGATTAGCTATTTGCTATGGGGCGGTAAATCTATGAAGAATTGGGTAGAGTCTAAATTAAAAGGTTTAGACGAGATCTAATGGCTAAACAGACTGTATCTATAAAGATAGAGAAACCCAAAAGAGGAGGGGTTCAGGCTAAGACAAAGACAAGTAAGTCTAAGACTTCTAAGAATTATAAAAAACCGTATAGAGGACAAGGAAGATAATGGCAAACGTATTTAACACATCTTACAAAGTACAGGCAGACGTAAACACAGAAGCAGAAAGACTCTATTATAATATTGAGGAAGGTGCTTACGTTACTACTCCTTCAGGAGTATGGACTGTATATAATGGAGAGTGGGTAAAGTTGTTTCCTCAGTATCCCACATCACAAGCACTTGGTTGGGCAAGATATGATGACGGACAATATACCTCAGCAAGTAAGCTTTCTTTAGCTGATGGAGTAGAAGTAGTAATACCTAACAATGCAGCATCATCTTATAGAAGCAATGTAGGAGTAGATTACTACAATTCAACTACCAAGAAAGTATTAGCAGATAACGAAAATGATACCTATGTAATGACTGTAGTATTTAAATACTCAGCAGCTAATGCTAATCAGACTTACTTAGAAATGCACTTTGAAGGAGGTAATGGAACTCCTTACGACAGAATCAGAGATACGATTACATTCCCCAAAGGCAACGATACAGCACACGACCATCACGCAGTATTTCAATACTACGCAGATGCAAATTTTATTAGTAATGGAAGTGAATGGAAGATAACCGCTAATGGTGGTACTGCTCAGATATGGGACATTATTTACTTCATCCAAAAGACACAAAGTTATGCGTAGATCACCATACGGAGAGAAATGGAGCAGAACAAGCCCAAGGTCAAGCCGTAGGGCTTGCCTATGTGCTAAAAAGAATACCTATAGCAGAAAGTGCTGTAAAGGTAGAATGATAAATCAAGGAATTGGTTTTATAGGAGGTTGAAAATACAACAAGTAAAAGATTAATAGTTAACCTAATATAAATTAGAATTTTATGAAAGCAAGTGAAATTGTAGACAAACTCAAGTCTGTCTTACTTTCTGCTGAAGAGGAGCCACAAGTAGAGCTTGCCACAGAGCAAGAAACTGCTGAGGCTGCTGAAGTAGAAGTAAAAGAGGCTGTAGAATTGGCCGAATACGAGGACAAAATGGAAGATGAAGTCGTAGACGAGGTCGAAGAAGTAAAAGAAGTAGAGTATGTAAGCAAAGATGATTTCGATAAAGCTGTTGCTGAAATCAAAGCTATGTACGATGCTTTAGTAGAAAAGATGGGATCTGAAGATATGGGAATGGAAGTTCCTACTGAAGATCTTGCAAAAGAAGAGTTGTCTTCTCAGGAAGACGGTGCAGAGCCAATCGCTCACGCTCCAGAAGCTCAAGCAGCAGCTCCTAAGTTCAGATCTTTTGCATCTAACAGGTCACGCAATACTATGGATATTGTGTACGCAAAAATGTTTAATAAGTAAAAATCAATAATTAGAAATGGCAACAACAACTTCAATTACTACAACCTACGCTGGCCAGTTTGCCAATGAGTATATCTCGGCTGCGTTACTTTCAGGAAAGACCCTGAATGACGGTGCTATCAGCATCAAACCAAACATTAAGTACAAAGAGGTCATCAAGAAAGTAGCTACTGCTGATATTATCAAAGATGCTACTTGTGATTTTGCTGACACAGGAACTGTTACTTTAACAGAGCGTATCCTTCAACCAGAAGAGTTCCAAGTAAACGTAGAGCTTTGTAAAAAAGACTTCCGTTCAGATTGGGAAGCTATCCAAATGGGAATTGGTGCATTTGACAACCTTCCTCCTTCATTTGCTGATTTCCTTATCGCACACGTTGCAGGAAAAGTAGCTGAGAAGACTGAGCAAAACATTTGGGGTGGTACTAATGGTACTGCAGGTGAGTTTGACGGATTCACAGTACTTATGGCTGCTGATGCAGATGTAAACGATGCTACAAACGGTGGAGAAACTTCTTTCTCTTCTTCTAACATCATCACTCTTTTAGGAAACACAGTTGATGCGCTTCCTTCTGCTGTTTATGGTAAAGAAGATTTGACTATCTATGTTCCAACTGCTGCCTTCCAAGCTTACGTTCGTGCATTAGGTGGATTCGGAGCTTCAGGTCTTGGTGCTGCGGGTATCAACGCTCAGGGTACTCAATGGTACAACATGGGCAACGCTTTAGCATTCGAAGGAATCAAAGTTCAGTTAGCTCCAGGTATGCCATCAGATCACATCGTTGCAGGTGAGGCTTCTAACCTATACTTCGGTACAGGATTGCTTTCTGACCACAACGAAGTTAAGGTTCTTGATATGGGAGACCTTGATGGTTCTCAGAACGTGAGAGTAATCATGCGATTTACTTCAGGTGTACAGTACGGTATTGGTTCAGACCTTGCACTACTTACATTAGCTTAATAAATAATTGTTCAACAAGAAAGGGTAGGTAAGCCAAGAGCCTACCTGCCCTTTTTTAATATAAAAAATATAAACTATGGCTTGCAACATTGATACTGGGAGAACGCTTCCTTGTAGAGATTCGGTAGGTGGTCTGAAGAACGTGTATTTCGTTAATTACGATGCTTCTGCTTCTATTCCTCTTGTTAGTACAGCAGGAAGCGAAGATACAGTTGCATTTGACGGTGTATGGGATGCTACAAACTACCAATACGAACTCAAAGGAACTTCTTCTTTAACAACAAATATCCAAGCTTCTCGTGAGAACGGAACCGTTGCTTTCGAGCAAGTATTGGAGCTTACTTTACCTAAGCTGTCAAAAGAAGACAACTATCAGATTAAACTTCTTGCTTGGGGAAGACCACGCATCGTTGTAGAAGACTATAACGGAAACTTCTTCTTGGTAGGAAGAGAGCACGGTGCTGACGTAACAGGTGGTACTATTGTAACAGGAGCTGCTATGGGAGACCTAAGCGGATACACTCTTAGCTTTACGGCTATGGAACTTACTCCTGCTAACTCTTGTACAGGAAACATCGCTACCCCATCTTAATAAGGACTAACAAGTCTTTAATATAGAAAGAGGCCCTATGAGGCCTCTTTTTTATTGCTAATAGAAAACAAAAAACAAGCCTTTTAGTTATCCTATTGTGATACGATTACAACCTATAGTAGAAGGGCAGACATTTCAGATTATTCCGTCTTCGTATGACTTGACGGAATTGAATGCTGCTACAGTTACGCTCGTAGAAAATGGAGCGACTGCACAAGAGCTTGATGGTTATGATGATGTTTGGTCTCTTCTTGATGAAGACTGGAATACTACAGAGAAATACTTTGTAGTACCAGAGACAAGGATTGTTTGTACACTATCGAGTAACGGAAACTTTATTGATGTATTCCTTGAGACTCCATTAGAATTAAAGGAGGGACAGATATTTACATTTACTATTAAGAGTAGTACAGATGTATTCTATAAGGACTTAATATACATCACCGATGAAACAAGTAAGAAAGACGTATTTACGCTGCCTGACGCTTATACAGAATACAATCCAGGCAAGACAGAATACATAGTATTATAATATGGCAAAGAACAGAGTAAGATTAGTAAGCGCAACTCAGCAACCTAAACAATACAAGGACAGTATTAAGGTTGTTAATCTGAGCGGCTATCAGACACCAGAGGTGGTTGAGCAGCACAGCAAAGAGTGGGTGCTATATTTAAACGGAGAAGACGGACAGGACTATTTTGATGGGCTTATCAATAATTATTTGGGCAGCCCTACAAATTCTTGCTGTATCAATGGTATAACAGAAATGATATACGGTAGAGGTCTTGACGCTACAGATAGCGCAGAGAAGCCAGATATGTACGCTAAGATGAAGCTTCTCCTTAGACCTCGTGAAATAAGAAGGGTAGTAAATGATTATAAGCTTCTTGGACAAGCTGCGGTACAGGTTATTTACAATAAGCAAAAGACTGCGATAACTAAGGTATTGCATTTTCCAATGGAGACCTTACGAGCAGAAAAGGCTACAAATGGTCGCATAGAAGCTTATTACTACCACCACAAGTGGGCAGAGCTAAAGCCCTCTGATAAGCCAAAACGTATTCCTACGTTTGGCAACGGAAGTAAGAGCGATTTAATAGAGCTCTATATCTTCAAACCTTATAAGTCTGGATTCTATTACTATGCTCCTGTTGATTATAACGGCTGTCTTCAATATTGCGATTTGGAAGAAGAAGTGGCCAACTACCACATCAATAACATCCAAAACGGCCTTCAGCCTTCGCTATTGGTTAACTTCAATAACGGAGTGCCTAATGAAGAAACGCAAGAGCTAATTGAAAGAAAAATATATGATAAATTTAGCGGAAGCTCGAATGCAGGTAAGTTCATACTTACGTTCAACGAGTCATCTGAGGACCAAGCGACTGTTGATCCGATTCATCTCCCTGATGCGCACGCTCAGTATCAATTCTTAGCAGACGAATCAAGAGAGAAGATTATGTTGGGCCACAGAATTGTCTCTCCTATCTTATTAGGTATTAAAGACAATACGGGCTTTGGTAACAATGCAGAGGAGCTTAGAACAGCGTCTATCATTATGGACAACATGGTGATTAGACCGTTCCAACAACAGCTTATAGACGGCTTCGATGAAATCTTAGCCTTTAACAACGTAGTCCTTAATCTATACTTTGTAACACTACAACCTATTGAATTCACAGAACTTGACAACATCGAGACAAGAGTTAAGCGAGAAGAAGAGACAGGAGAAAAGCTGTCAAAACAAATGCCAGAAGACTTGTCGGATCTGTCAGACGAAGAGGCGGAAGACCTCTTCGACCAATTAGAGGAGATGGGTGAGGTTATCTCTGATGAGTGGGAATTGGTCCACACAGAAGTGGTAACAGAGGAGAATGAGGAGTTTGACTTTACACAGCTTGCAGAGGTCAAAAGAGACGATGCTGCACCCTCTAAGAAGAGCTCTCAGGACAATAAAGGCTTTAAGGTACGTTATGCCTATATGCCCGTGAGAAAGTCTGCTGAGAGCCGTCAATTCTGCTCTAAAGTAGAGTCTTTAACAGAGAAGGATATAGTATTCCGCTTAGAAGACATCAATCAGATGTCTTTTAGAGGAGTCAATAAGCAGTTGGGCCATGAGGGCCGTAACTACTCTCTCTTCAAATATAAGGGCGGTAAGAACTGTCATCACTTTTGGGAGAGAAGAGTGTATAAGAAGAAACAACAAGTGCCAGAAGAAGAGGCATTGTCAGAAGGTTTTGTAGCACCGAACAATCCAAGTGAAGTGCCAATTAGACCCATCGATATGCCGAACAAAGGTGCTTACCCAACAACTAACTAAAGATGGCACAGAAAGCACTATTTATTACCATACAAGACGTAAAGCAAAAGTCTATCATTAGCGGGAATGTAGATCCCGACAAGGTGGTTCAGTTTGTTGAGGTAGCACAAGACACACACATCCAGAACTATCTTGGGGGAACGCTCTACAAGAAGATGCAGACTTTAATATTGAATGGCACTATTGATGATCCAGGCAATGCAGACTATAAGACATTGCTTGATGATTATGTGAAACCAATGCTTATTTGGTTTACACAAAGCAACTATTTGCCATTTGCCGCCTATCAGGTCGGCAATGGCGGTATATACAAACACAGAAGTGAGAATGCAGATACCATAAGCACCGATGAGCTTAATATGCTTATCAATAGAGCCTCTGAGACTGCTGAGTTCTATACAAGGAGGTTTATGGATTATATGGACTACAATAGCCAACTCTATCCGGAGTACACTACAGTAGATACTGATGATATGCAACCAGATAAAGATGTAGGATTTCACAGTTGGTATTTAGGATAGTCTATGGGTAAGACAAGGGGAAAGTACAAACCAAAGGAAGAGAATATAAGGAAGCTATTTGCTTTCTTGAGCAAAGAAGAACAGAAGATGCCTAAAGAGGTTATCATTAATAAGAAGCAATGTCAAACGCAATAAATTGGGGTAAGATATACTGTTCTACTTATTGGGGGAACAAATCTAATGTTGAGACAATCAATATATCGAGTCGACCATTATGTTTTATAAACTTTGTGCTAAACTTAATTAGATGACATACGATAACAATATAGATTGGGGAGAGATATACGAATCCACTTGGTGGGGAGTAGGAGTAGACACAAACACTATTGATTGGGGTATTGTGTATAAAGAAATATCCGATCAAGATTTTTGGCAGTTTCAGAACTCTTACTACCAAGATGAGATCAACATTTGGAATGATATTTAAAAAATAAAATATGGCAACATTAACAAACACAAAAATTAAAGACACCTACAAGTCGCTTCTCAAAGTCTCTGACAACGGAAACTTAGAAGCAGGCTTACAAGAGATTACTGATGGTGAAGGTAACGCTTCTGGTGTTCAATTAAACACAGGCGGTGATTTGACTGCTTCGGGAACAGTTGCTTTTGGATCGTTAAAAGATTCAGGAGAGAACATCACCATTACTAAATTCGTAGATGAAGCGGATGGTATTGGGTCTAATGACAATGACACTTCGATTCCTACTTCTGCTGCGGTTAAGAACTATGTGGATACTAATGTAACTGCACAGGACTTAGACTTCGCAGGTGATGCAGGAACAGGCGCAGTAGATTTAGATTCTCA